TTATATAGCACATTTATTGTTATTAAAAATGTATCCAGATAATATAAAATTACTATATGCCGCAAATATGATGGCAAATAGGAATAATAAAAATTATGGATGGGTAAGACGCAAACACGCCGAAAGAGTCAAAATAGATAATCTTGGATACAAGCATACCGATGCTGCTAAACAAAAAATGAGTAAGGCACGTAAAGGTATAATAAAAAGCAAGGAATGGAAAAATAATTTAGGTTTTGCAAAAATGTTGGAAATAGAATATAATGGAAAAATGTATAAGGGATATAAAGAACTTAAAGAAGAAACTGGAATTACTAGACATCTTTACTTAAAATTTTATAAAAATGGCATTGACCCAATTCCATACATAGGCAACAACAGTTATGCAATGATTGAAAAAGTTAAAAACAATCATTCTAAACATTCTCTTGGTAAAAAATGGTATAATAATGGCACAGAAGAAAAATATATGGAAAGTCAACCAGAAGGATGGTATAAAGGTAGAATGAAACATAATAGAGATGAAAAAGGAAGATATGTAAAATGAGTACAGTATTTGATGCCAACGATAAAACAGATCATACTAAATCACTTGCGTTCCTTGATCCACATGGTGGTGTCAGTATTCAGCGTTATGATACCTTAAAATATAAACAATTTGATAAACTTACAGACCGCCAGTTAGGATTTTTTTGGAGACCCGAAGAAATTGATATTCTTCGTGATGCCAAGGACTTCAAAGACTTGACGGCGAATGAACAGCATATCTTTACAAGTAATTTAAAGCGCCAAATTCTGCTTGATAGTGTGCAAGGTCGTGCGCCAGCAGTAGCATTTGGTCCTATTTGTTCGCTGCCCGAATTGGAAACTTGGATTACTACTTGGACATTCAGTGAAACTATTCACTCTCGTTCGTATACACATATCATTCGCAATGTGTATGCCAATCCATCAAAGATATTTGATGAGATGATGGATATTCAAGAAATTGTTGATTGTGCTGGTGATATTACTGCTCTATATGATAATCTAATTAACATGAACAATGATCTTGCCATTAATGGTGTTGGTCCTAGACCAGGTTATGATTCATATGAGCACAAGAAAGCACTGTGGCTTGCACTTATGAGCGTTAATATTCTTGAAGGTGTTCGTTTTTATGTTTCATTTGCTTGTAGTTGGGCATTTGCTGAATTGAAAAAGATGGAAGGCAATGCAAAGATTATTAAGTTAATCGCTCGTGATGAAAATCTGCATCTTGCTGGCACACAAACGCTCTTGAAGATTTTGCCAAAAGATGACCCTGATTATGCCAAGATTGAAGTAGAATGTCGTGAAGATGCTATCAAGTTGTTTGATGATGCAGTCAAACAAGAAAAAGAATGGGCAAAATATTTGTTCAAGGATGGCTCCATGATTGGACTAAACTATCAACTACTTGCTGAATATGTTGAGTTTATTGCCAACAAGCGTATGCAAGCAGTTGGTCTTGGTCAGCCATATCCTACAAAGAATAATCCGTTACCTTGGACACAAAAGTGGATTGCTGGCGCAGAAGTTCAGGTTGCTCCACAGGAAACTGAAATCTCATCATATGTTATCGGCGGCACCAAACAAGATGTTGATAGTAATTCATTTAACGGATTTAGTTTATAAAAGAAATAATCAATGATTACATTATATACAAAAGATAACTGCCCATATTGCGACGGAGCAAAGCACCTTCTAAACAGTTGGGGTGAAGAATATACCGAAGTTCATATCAATGACGAGGGTGTTCGTGATTGGTTAGTAGCCGAAGGTCACAAGACTGTGCCGCAGATTTATTACAATAAAAAACTTTTAGTAGAGGGCGGTTATAGCGGACTAAGTAAATTGTCTATCAACGAATTACAGGAAAGAAAGAATGCTAATCAATAAGACCGACAAGAATACTGTCTATACATTTAAGACTGTCACTGGTGAAGAAATTATTAGCCGTGTTAGTGAAAGTGATGCTACTACCTACACACTGTTAAAGCCGCTAGTTATGATTGTCACTCCGCAAGGTGGATTTGGATTAGCACCAGCAATCTATAGCGTTGGACCTACGGATACGATTGTGTTAAATAAAAGAGCAGTTGTTCTTTCTGGTAGAACCGAAAGTGATATTGCCACTCAGTATCTTGCTAAAACAACAGGACTGACACTGGCTACTGCCTAAAGGAGAGTCAATGCCTATTCCAACAAAGATAGGAAGTCCAAATACTGTAGGTGGTGTTGCTTTTATGGGCGACTATAGTGTATTAATCAATGGCAGACCTGCTAGTCGAATTGGTGATTACGTAACAAGCCATCCTGGTTTTGGTCCGCATCCTCACCCACCTAATCCAATTATAATGGGAACTCCAAGCATAATTGTAGGTGGTCGGCCATTAGGTTACTTAAGTGTGCTTGATAGTTGTGGTCACACAATGATACCATTTGAATCTGATGTTTTAATAGGTCCATTGTAATGTCATTGGGAAGTTACACAAACGGAACAGGAAATATTACTGTCTATACTGCAAACGGAAATGTGTATGGAAGTGGCACAACTTTTCTTACAAAGTTAAAACCAGGTGCAGTAATAGGTAACACAAATAGCAATTTTGCTGGTTATATTTCTACAGTAGTAAGCAATACATTTGCAACATTTACTACAAACAGTGCAATTAATATTAGCAATGCTGTATTTAAATATCGTCCAATAAGCGCCAATGCTTTCACTTATACGTATTATACGACTGGAAATATTACGGCAAACACTGCAAGTAAAATAGTAAGTGGAAGCGGCACACATTTTCCGAACGAAATTAAATATGGTGATAGTTTATGGATAGCAAATAGCGGTGCTGGTCCCAATACATTTGTTGGTGTAGTTGATTTAATCATAAGCAATACACAAGTTTATCTTGCTGCAAATAGTTTAGCAAATGTTTCTAACTTGCAATTTTATAATACTCCTTTAACATATTCTACAAGTACATTTGGTAGCGGTCAAGCATTTACCGAACCTAATCTATTTCAAGGTTTAACTACAATTAATACACAAATGTTTAATTGGACACGCAGCGGTTTAATACCTAATGTGTCAGTAGTTAATAATTATCATCCACCAATCCGTGATAGTGTAACTGGTGTATTGGTTAATTTACCAGCAAGCATCTATAAAAAAACTGGCAACGTTGCAAGCAATAGCTATGCATTAGGCAGCACACTTAGCACAAGTGGCGTTGGTTATGTTGTATCTGACTTTGACGTTAATCAAAATGTATTTGGAACAGATGCTTCTTATGTATTAGATGCTTTACATAATGGAAGCGAACTTAAAAACGCTGCGCTTAATGGTACGGCAGATGTTACTAATTTGGTACCACTTACTGCAGCAGATCATGCTGCGAGTAGATTGGGTGGCACAGTACATCGTGTAACTGATAATCCAGTACTTGCTAAAGAATATTTTAGTAAAGATACTCCACTAACACAGCTACAACAAAGCAGTGAAATTAATTTAAGCAGTAATCAAGATAAAAATCTTCGCAAAGAACCTACGGGTTTGCGTAAATTGGTTACAACAGGCGCACCTATTGCAATACCAGGTTTATTAAATGCAGTCGCAGATACATATATAGCTGGTAATATTGCTTGGTCACCGCCTGCATACAGCAGAACAAATGTGAGTTAAAAATGGCAACACTTAAAGACCCTACACTTACCGCTAGTTTTATTGCCTCGCATGAAGGTTTTCGTTCTACACCCTATTATGATGTCAATGGTTATGCTATTGGATACGGCAATCACTATAACTTAGATGGCAGTCCTGTTACGCCTGGGCAATCAATAAGTCAAAGTGATGCACAAGCATTAATGCAGAATCAGATTCAAAGCACTTATGCACCTGCTATTGCTAATCGTATTGGTCCTGCATGGGATAGCATGACCCCAGAACAACAAGCAGCGTATGTTGATGCTGCTTATAATTATGGTCCTAATAGTCCATGTTTAAGTGATGCTGTTGCTGCTGCGCAAACTGGTGATGGCAATCAAATGGCTGGTCAGCTTGGTGCGTTAAGCAGTAATCCAGGTCGCCGTGCAGATGAAGCAGCACTTATTAATGGAACATATAACGGTCAAGTTTCTAAAGGTGGTGCCGCTGCTAATTTACCACAAAATGCACGAGGCGCTGCGCCTGGTACTGGCGCAGGTTGTGCTGGTGCTGGCATGGGCATCCTTGGTGCAATTGCTGGCGCTGGTTTATTCGGTGGTTTAGGGTTAGGTTTAAACAGCATCCTTGGTGGCTTGACAAGTGCATTAGGAGCAACAGGTATCACTGGTGCGATTGGTGGAGCATTTGGCTCACTTGGTAATGTCTTGGGTGGTGGTCTTAGTGGCTTATTAGGTCAGGCTGCAGGTCCGCTTAATCAACTTACTGGTGGTGCAATGCAAGCACTTAGCAGCATGGGTAGCGGTATTTTACCAAGTTTAACTGGTGTATTGCCAAGTGGTATTACTAACATTCTTGGTGGTGCAGTAAATGGCGCAGTTGGTGGTTTATTGGGACCACTTAACGGAATATTACAAAATCCACTTGCTCTTCCAAATGCAATGCAACAAATTGCCGCTGGCGGTGGGTTGAATGGCGTTATTAATCGTGTCGCAAACAATATGATAGGCGGTGCTTCTTTTGGTGCCGCTAATCAGTTTATGCAAAACATTGGTATTAGTAGTGCGTATGGTGGTATTAGTAACAGCATGATTGGTGCAGCATCAGAAGCTGCCGGTTTGTGTTTTGGTGCAAATGGACCTGGTGCTCTTGGTGCAAACTTTGCAAATAATAACGGAGTAGTTAGTTTTGGTATGAGTGCGTTAAGCAGCAATATACCAGCAGCCGCTTCTAACATGCAAAATCTTGGAAATTTCTCAACTGGTAGCCTACTACGATTGCAACAACCATCAAATGTTGCTAGCCAAATTATTAATGCAGGCTTGGGCAAAGTTACAGGTATTACTAATAGTGTAATAAGTGCAGGCTTGCCAGTTGCTGGTATCGATAATCCTGCACACGATGCGGCTGTTCAGAAAATATTAAACAATGTTACTGATCAGGCAGCAATTGGTGCAGTAAGCGCAAAATTTAATATTGGTGTGCCGATAGACAATCTAGGTCAGCTAACTGATATTAATCATATGTGTCCTGATCTTGCCGCTACTGGACCAAGTAAAAATTTTGCAGATTTGGGTCAGCATATGTTAAGTTTGGGCATAACTCGTTCAAAAACATTTAATGATGTTGGCACTGCACTATCTAAAACTGATGCTGGCATTGACTTAAATCATTTAAGTCAAATGAGCACTCCAATGTATAGTGGCGCAACAGATAAACTATATCAAACATATGGTTATGGTGGTGGAAGCATCGGTGAATTAACTATGGCTGATTTTGTTGGAACGCCCGCTGGTTATGTGCATAATGACACACTTCCTTATATTATTGATGCTAACAATAAAGTTATGGCAACTGCGGACGGTCAATTATTAAACAGTTTAATTGTGCAGTTACAAATTTTACTTTCTGGTGGCTATCATGTACCTGGCAGCGCAGCAAGTGGCGATCAACCTGCTTCTGCAGATAGTATTAACATAAACGGCACTGTTTATACAACACTTGATTCTGCTGTATATGCCTTGGTTGCTGCTATTGAGGCACAACTAACAGTTATTAAGAATAATCCTGATCCTACAATTCAAGCAGCACTACAAGCAAGTGAAGCAGGACATGCAGCAAGTTGCGCACAAATTTTAAAAGAAAATCATCATATTAGTACGTGGGGAATCAATCTGTTTGAGCCAGTAAGCAATAGTCCAGTAAATGCATATGTATTTGCTGATAGCTTGCCTTATCATGGTTTGCAGACTGGCTATGGTCAAATTGGTGATTACTTGGAGCGTGTAGCAAGCGATAATATCTATGGCGATGCTATTAAGGGCGCAATGCGCATGGGTCGCAATGCTGCTGCACTTGAACCACTTGGCGTTAATGTAGAACGATTTAGATTGCCGCATAGCAAATACTATCGTGATCCTGCTAGTTTCTACTTAGACGCTTATACTGGCAATGTACCATATGTGCCAGAAAACTTAACAGATCAAATTATTCCGCAAACACCTGCTGATACGTATGTTGAATTGCGCAATCAACTGCTTATTAGCAATGGATATAACCCAGCAGAAATGTTGCCTGCACAAGCTGACGAAACATATTATGATTTACAGTGGGCAAATACATCGCCAGAAGTTCGTGAAAATATAGGTCTAAGCATTTTACAACAAGCAATTAATAGAAATACTATCGTGGTTGGTAACAAAGCATATATTATTGGTTTAAATGGTGTGCAAAATCAATTTGCTACCCTTGACCAAAATGGATTGGCACTTACCAATAATGATATTTTTGTTGCTACACTTTTCTCTATTATCAATAAAATGTTGTATGGCAATATCGGAACTACAAAGTTCAACACGCCATTCTTTACTGATCAAATGGTATATGGCGTTTTAGAAATGTTGGCACAAATTACTCCAAGTAATGTGGAAGGTTTAGCTTCTACGTTATTGGGAAGTGCAGTTTTGCCACAGTTTATGGACAAATTACGCACTGCGTTTAACTCTATTCTGAATGTTACCAATACTCAAATGGATCGTAACATTAATAATGCATGGGGTTCTGCTGGTCCTGATGGACAAACAAAATAACTCTTGACATAACCCTTATCAATGTTGTCTTATTAAAGTAATAAAACTTTTTAATTCATCATCTGTAAAGTTATTTTTTGCAAGATTCATGCCATACGCAACAAATTGAACATTGCCTTTTATATAACCTTTACTTGAATCTATTCTATCCAATGAAGCAGTTGTTAAGAATGTTTTATTTTTGTAATGTTTCATTTCAATTGGAACATTTGATATAGCACAGAATCCAGTCCATATAGACTTCAAATGGTCTTCATCAATATCCATTTCCTTCTTTCTTTGCCTTGCTCTGTTCAGGAACCAAGTAAAATCACCTTTCTTATTATTGGCATTTCCTATACCATATTTGTTATCTTTCCATTTATCACTCAATTTCTTACTAATTTCTTGTCGTGTTTCTTGTGATAGATTTTTATTTCTAAAAGAGGTAGAACAAGATAACCCACAGAAAAAATAATCTCTTCCTTTTTTAACATGCCTGTCATGTTCTCGTTTGTCTAACGAAAAATCTTTTTCACAATTCTTACAATTTAATAAAATCTTTGCCATAACTCTGCTCCACATTTATTTATCTCTGCTCCACAAATAACAAATAAAATCTTGACATAATAAAAATCCTATGCTATAAATAATATACTATCGTTGATAGCAACTAATAGGCGGGCAAGACGAGGCTTCGACTGCCTCCTGGTCCACCACAGATACATTGGTTTCCATAGTCGGAACAAATATGGTGTAATAGGTTTTTCCGAACACCCAATGTATCTTTGATGGGCCAGCAAGGGATCGATTGACGTTGAAAGGGTTGAAGTAGATAGTAGGTTGGTTGCTTTATAGACCAAAAAAGTAAATGCAGCGAATGATAACGCTTCATTTGAAATGCGCCTAGCGGCGTAATTCATTGGGTGGGCAACCAGCCTAGAAACAGAAATGGTTGCACTTTTTTATTGAGGGCGATGAAAAAATTTATAATCTCTTTGGCGCTGCTCTTGACAGTGAGTTATCCTGTTTTAGCCAAAGACCCCAAACCCCAAAAACCTATTGTTGCGGAAAATCCTAGCGAGTGTGTTGCACAAGCCGTTTATAATGAGGCTCGTGGCGAAGACTATCAAGGACAAGTTGCTATTGCGTGGGTAATTCGTAACAGATTGCAGAGTGGCAAGTTTCCTAACTCACCATGTAAGATTGTTTATGAAAGACATGGGCTTGATTGCCAATTTACTTTTATATGTTTTCCATTTAAACCAATAGAAAAAGTAGATGACCGCAATGATTTTTACAGCATTGCGATGATGGTGTTGTATTCAACCTATATGGTTGATCCAACCGATGGTGCGCTATACTTTAATAATAAACCCTTTAAGAATAAACAGTTCAAGTTTATTAAAAAGATAGGACACCATTGGTTTTATACGGATGCAAATTAATTAATACTTTGACCAGTATCACGAATATTGGTCAATTTTTCAATATAAAGACCCATGTTGTGGTCATATAAGCCATCAAACAACTGACCCTTCTTCCAACAACGCCAATGCGCTCTCATGCTATCCTTGAAGCGTTGATAACGGCTTAGCGGACGAATGTTGCCATAGAAATTGATATAACATAGTTGTCCATGATGCTTGAATAGCAGCACTGGCGGTGGCACATGCGTAACCATATCATTGCAATTTACAAAACGATAGTGGTCAGTTTTAATATCTGCAACATAATCAGCATTTCCAAGACGAGGCTGTCCAAAGGTCATAAGTTTCGTTGGCGGATATCCAGCAAATTCTAGTTCTTGGGTGATATAAAGTGCCATTGCAGCACCAAGACTGTGACCAGTAACATATATATCTTTGCCCTTATTCTTCGCTGCCCAATCTAAAACTTGGTCAAGAATTTTACGTGCTTCACGACGGAAACCTTCATGGACCCATCCTTTGCCGTGACGTTTTGGAATAGTATCAAGGTCGGCAAGTAAATCATTTGGCTGTGTTGGCTGTGTGCCTCGGCAAGAAACAATTACTTCATTCTTGCTGGCTGCAACATAACCTTGTGCGCCTTCGTTATCCAGAAACTTATACTTGGTAAAACCAAGATTATCAAATACTTCAAAATAATTATCTTTGTATGCATCACTGGCAATTTGTGCCATAGTAACGGCTAATTCAGGTAGGCTTTGGTCTTTTAACATAATTGATTCTCCCTTATAATAATATTTATTGGAACAGGAATGTCATAAATGTTGGGCTAAATATCATACATTCAATTACACATAGTTTTTCAACGATTCAATTATATTCAACAATTTCAACGAATATCAATCAAATCAAGGGAAAATTATGTTTAAAAAACTTATTACAGCCATCGCTGCGATGGTAGGTTTTGTTGCAGCCTCAAATGCACACGCAGATAATATTTACAATAGTATTGCAACTGCTTATGTCACAACAACAATTAGTCAAAGTGTTGTATTTGATAGCACTATGCAACAAGGTGGCACATTTACTTTTAGTGTCCTAGCCCATAATGGCGGCGGTCGTGCAGGACAAAGTGATACTGCAAACGTAAAAATAGAATTTTATAATGGTAATAACCAACTGGTATCTACTGTTAATACTAGTTACAGTGGTAACTTGCCTAATCCTACCGCACTCGGCGGTAATCCACAAATCGATCCTGCTGTTCCTTGGACAACACTAAGTGTCAGCAGCACTAATTGCGGTGGTAGTTGTGCTACTGTAGCATATGCCAAAGTATCTATGTATGGTATTGATGGCAGCTATTGGGCAGGCGATTATGGTCCATGGTATCGTGCGCCAACTCTAACACTCAATGGTGGAAATAACTTAGTTTATAATCCAGAGTTTGGTCCTTACAATGGCATTACAGCACAAGGTTGGTCAGCAAGTCCAGGCTTTGGTGCTTGTCAGGGTGCATGGGGTGGAAGCAATGCTTGTATCGTTAATAGCAGCGGAACACCAGGTCAAAGCACTGTAGGTCTTGTTGCTAACCAAAACGGTGGTGGTCCAAGCGCAACTGGTGGTACAACAAGTGGTCAAGCAGGTGGTTACAATTCTACTATGAATGTAAGCAATCCATCTGGTGCGCCTGCTGCTACTACTAGCACTAATGCAAACGGCACAACTATTACCACATCACTGGGTCAAACTACTGATACAAGCATCACTAACAATGGCACAATCAATGTTGGTGGAACTAACGCAGGCATTAGTGCTACTAGTGCTACTACAACTACAATTACAAATGGCGGAACTATTACTACTAATAATGGCAGTGGTATCAATGCTCAACAAAGCAGCAGCACTAGTGCCAACGTAACAATTACTAATAGTGGAACTATAACTGCCAATACCAGTGGTGCAACTAATGGTAATAACACTTATTCAGCATTTGGTATCATAGCATCTTTCAATGGAACTGGCAGCACAGGCACAGCAACAGTTAATAATACATCAACTGGCACTATTACTGTTACTAATGGCAATGGTGTTATTATAAATGGTTATGGTCATGGTATTCTAAACAATGATGGTTCTATTACTGCAACACCAACTGGAACAAACAGTATGCCAGGCGTGTTGGTTGCTAATAATGGTACTATCAACAACAATGGTTCTATTACTGGTGATGTTGGCGTAGATTTCTTAAACAGCACTGCTGGCAGCACTATTAATAATAATGCAAGCGGCACAATCACTGGCGGCAGTGGTTTAGCAATTGTTAATTTAGGCACAAATAATACTGGTGCAATCATTAATAATGCTGGCACAATCACAGGCGATGTTCAACTATCTACTAATGGCACATATAACTTATTAGGCAATGGCAGTCAAGTGGGTGCTATTCGCTCAACTGATGCCACCAATTCTACTAATGTTAATATTGGAACTAATGCAAGCGCAGCAACTGCTACCTTACAAGGTAACATTGGTGATCCTGCAAATACCAGTGCGCCTATCGGCACTTATGGCAACTTTCCTCGTGCCTTTACATTCCAAACTATTGGCAATGTTACAATTAATGCAAATAGTAGTTTAACAGATAATACTGGTTATACTATCAGTGCAAATACTGTAACAAACAATGGTACATTCGTAAGCGGAGCAGGAACAACTACTATCAATGGTGCATTTGTTAGTAATGGCGTGTTCAGTACAACATATAACGGTCCATCATATAGTCAAGTTGCCGTCAATGGTAGTTTAACTCTCGGTGGTGGCGCAAC